AGCTGCCGGGATTCGGCTCGAAGAATGAAGACGCTTTGAACTTCGGATCCTTTATACACAAGATATTTGAGCTTGGCTATAAAGAGAAGGACATGAAGTCCTTGCTTAAGATCGCGGAACAGGAACGCTCAACTTACAAAGTTCCCTTCCATGAGAATGATAGAATGAAGTCCTGCCTGGAGAACTTCATTGTCTGGAATAACGGTCTTGGTGAGACGATGTCCACAGAGCAGACTGTCAATGTCCCTCTTGATGAGAAGCACGACATCAACTTCATTGGTGTTATTGACCGTGTCATCAAGGGTAAGGATGGTGGGTATCTGGTAGTGGATTACAAGACATCCAAGAGGGAAAAAAAGAAGAAGACCCTCATGGACGATAATCAGTTAAAGGGCTACGCATGGGCTATCCACATGCTCTACGATGTTCCTTATGACAAGATCTACTGCGCTCACTACTATCCTGTCACTGGTAACTTCGTAGCTGTGAAGTTTACCAAGTTCCAAATCGAACGATGGAAGAAGATGCAGACTGAGAAGGTCTGGCGTATCCGCAAGAAGAAGAAGGATGAGTTCTGGGCTCAGGAGAACATCTTCTGTGACTGGTGTGAGTATAAGGATGCTTGTCCTAAATTCAACTCGGAAGAGATTGTCTGCAAACGGATTGACGAGCAGAAGGCTCTCAAAAAAGAGAAGAGAGTCTAGAGGTCGATGATCCTCCCCTTAATGATGGGGAAGTAGATTTCGTAATCAATGTCTTCTAAGAAGGACTTAATAACTTCTTCGTTGAAGCCAGAGTCAACAACCAGAAACTTGTAGATTGTCTGTAGCTTAAGGGGCTTACGGGTATCCAGAGACTTAAGGAGTCTAAGCTGATAGAGACTAGGTAATCTCTTTCCATATTTAAAACTCCATTTATCTACAAAGTCACTGGAGAAAGTAAAGTTCAGTAAATCAATAGTCTCGACTAAATCCTCTTCTAATGTATTCATATCTTATAAATAGTTATAGAGATGCGTGCTTCGGGAAAAGCACTAAATATCTTAGATTTACTAAATTATTACAATGAGAAGAGAAGTTGACCGGGGTTTGATTCAGGATCTGTCGCAGTATTCCTACCAGCTTTCTGAAACATCCTACTTAGGGCTTAGACCTGGAGATTTGGTTCATATATCTTACGGTGGATCCCCTAGATACGGGCTGATAGTATCCTCTAGAAGAACAACTGACGGCATGTTTCTATCCGGCAGAAATAACACTCTCCTTAACTTTGTTATAGTTAAGGGCTTATCCGAGGCAATGTTCTCGTTAATGGTAAATAACTTATACAACAATGAAGTTGCTTGTAACTATCATTCCCCAGCAATCATTGGTGCTTTTCTAGGTAAGCAGAACTTTAGAACTTTAAACGTGGCTAAAATACGAGACATACTTAAGGTGAACATACGTGAGTAATACTAACATCCCAAATGTAGGTGATCAGTTTGCTCAGGAGCAACTACAGATCCAAAGAGAGCTTGCTAAAGCTACTAGGGATTTAAATGGTAGCATAAAGCAAAGCATCAGGGGCCTTCAAGCTTCGTTTAACAGCTTTGTGAACCCTGTGACGAGACTACAGGACTCGATCACCAGATTAGATCAGACCAACAGAGCCGCCTTAGCATTAGGAACCACTACCTCTAAGCTTGAAAAGACCGTATCCAAGAACTCTGATATTTTGCAGAGAGGTAATGTCGGCTACCAGAAACTCGTAGATGCCATTGTCAACAACTTCGAAGCAGGTATTCGAGTTCAAGGAGGTGCTCTCGGCGATCTAACCGAAGAGATGATTGCGACGGGTCAAAACGTTCAGGGTCTTAGAGAGATGAACTCTGACCTCCTGCTGTTCACTGGTGATAACATCAGAGTGATGCAGGATACGAATAAAGCCAACAAAGATATAAGTGACAAGTATGGAGTCTCTAATCAAAAGCTTATTGACTCCGTTAACTCTCTGAAGCAAACTTTCGAGGAAGCTTCTTTCTTTGGTGGTGAAACTACAGCCTCCCTTGAGATACTGACTAAGGAACTTAAGGCTAGGACTGGTGGTAAGAATGTAGAAGGCGCTATCAGGACGCTTCTAGGTTTAGGTACCGGAGGCTTAGGCAACCTCTCAACAGCCCTGAGAACGGGTGCTGGAGGGCTTCGTTCGAGAATCTCTGCTGGTCAGGCAGTGTCTATGGGTGATATTGAACCTATCTTAGCTCAAGTCGCTAGGATTGCGATGGAGTCTGGTGGGGGCAACCTTGCCCTTGGAGCCGACATCGCTGCCATGCGAACTGGACTTAGCAGAGAGCAGGTTGTTCAATTGGTCAATCTCAATAATCAACTCACCAAAAGTTACGCTCTGAGCGAAGATCAAAAGAAGACTAATGATGAGTTACTCAATAATATTGGAAACATCAATGATCGAGCACGAAACTTCTACGATAACACAGCCGTTGAGATGTTGAGTAAGTTGGGCACTATCGACGCTGCCCTTATTGGTTTAGCAATAAACGCTAGTCTTGGCTTAGGTATGGCTCAAGGTTTCAAACCCACTGGAGGTGGCGGCTTTAAGGGTGCTCTGGCAGGTTTGGGCCAAATCGGTGGCCGACTCGCTTTTGGCGCTACCGCTGGAGGCGCTGCGTTTGCACTAAACAAACTCGCTCCTGAAGAGGAAGGATTCGCAAAGTCAGCAATGGGGGTACTTGAGAAGGCTGCGACTGGAGCATCATTAGGTGCAATTGTCGGCGGTGGCATCCCAGGTGCGCTTATAGGTGGAGCGGGCGGTCTGTTGTTTGGCATATTTGAATCTATCATGGATAGCAGCAAGAAAACAGCAGAAGCTACTCAGAAGAGTGCTCAGATTGAAGAGGATAAAAGAAAGGAAGAAAGGCTGAGGCTTGCTGCTAAAGAGATCGAAAGAATCAACTTCCTTACTGGATATATTCGAGCCAGAACTGACTTAACACTTGGTAAAGAAATTATACCTCACCTTGAAAGGCTTTACAAGGTTAACAAGCAACAGGCTGAGGAGATGAGAAGCTCCAGAACTTCTGCAAGCAGAACTAGGTAATTATGGTTACATTTCTAAAAGATCAGTTTAAAGACTTTGGTAAGAACTCTAAAGTAACTAAGAGGTTTTTACACGAAAGGTCTCATTTAGGTATGGAGTTTCCTCAGCCCAACGGTCGGTATGTTAGGATCTATATTCCGTTTCTAGAGAATGCTCAGATAAGTGAGAGGGGTAAAGCCAGACTCAATGCATATGATCTTATTGGTAGAGCGGGTCAGTTATTCTCTTACGGCGGTGCTGAATCTAGACGTTTGAATCTCACCTTCAACATTAGTCTCCTGCATGTGATTGAGATGGATGCGAAGGAAGGGATTGCTGATTACTTTCAAAGAAACTTCAAGGTCTTTTTCAGTGAAAGAGAAGCTGCTTTAGATGCTTTTGCAAACGCGGAAATTGCTGGCACAAGAGCAGAAATACAGGCTGCTGATATGGATAGTGTAAGAATTGACAAAGGAGGCTATATCGCGCAGGAGAATCCTGATTACGCTTTTGAAGAAGCATACAATGCTTCTATAAACTCTTCCTTTAAAGATAACCTGAGTGTTGGTAAGGGTGTGGATAGGGACCACGCTCAAATTCATAGAGACTACTACTTACAAAAGATTGGAGAACTTACCGGGGAACAGTTAGAAAATCAAGAGGCTGAGAGTTGGACTGCTGGTCTCCTCAGTGGCGAAGGGATTGCTACTCTGAGTCAGAGATATAAAGATGTTAATAGAGTTATCAATCTTGTTCTTTGCTGGATAAACTTAATCAGAAGTTCTATTCTGAATAATTCCCGTAGCACTATTTACGGCCCCCCTATTGTAAGGCTAACTCATGGACCAATGTATAATGCGGTCCCATGTTTGGTGGAAGATTACTCAATTAAAATTCTTGATGAGGCGGGGTATGATTTACATACTCTCACTCCTAAGAGATTAGAGGTAACCCTTAATCTTGTTGAATCCCGAACCGGCAACTTCGGATCGTATCAGCCCACTACAAACCCAGATGGAGATAACCTGACTGGTTGGGAGTCTATTATAGAGAATAATGATATCGACCCCTACAACGGGTTTATAGGTGGAGATTCCTCTTACAGGGGTGTTAAGCTATGAAATATAGAAACCACTTGAGCTTGAATCCTAATATAGTTACCCATAAGAATAAAAAGGTAGCAACGAGTCTTAATTCAAAAGACCTTTCTAGGTTTATAGACTCTATTAATCAAAGCCGATACAAGGTAGTGGTTATCCCACCAGGGTATGAGCACCGAGCAGATAGGATTGCCGATCTGTTCTACGAGAGCCCAGAGCTTGATTGGTTAGTCTGCTGGACTAACAATGTCTCTGACCCTTTTCAACAACTCAACGTCGGGGATAGGATAAGGATTTTAGCCTGATGAGTAGGTCGTTCACTTATAATATTGTCGTAAGCAGATCTTCGGAAGCAATAGAGAAATTGTTCTTCGATGACATTCAACAGAAAGCAGGAAGGATTAGATTGCGTAAATCTTTTATATCTTCTTTTCAAAAATTAGATAATAAGTTTAAAGAGGACATTCTTATTAGTCCTTTCAATAATGACGAGTTTATAAGTTTTGAGACTGATTTACCCGGTGCTGGCAACGCTAAATTCACGACTCTTAGGTTAGTGGAGACTCAACGTATTCTTGAGAAGTTTGTAATCCCATCTGATGGTGTGACGCTCTCTATTGCAAACAAGTTTAGAAAGAAAGTAAAAGATCTGAGAACTATTGATTCTGATACTTTGGCTGCTATGCGAGCCATCCGACCCAGATACTATATCTCTTTTGGGATTGGAGATGATATTAGCACTTGGGCTGGGCCGTTCACTCTCGACTTAATTGATGCGAATCTAACACTTAGATCTGATGGGATACGTGAGCTTGAATTAGGATTTACTCCAACTATTGAGTCACTTAAAGTATTTACAAATAAGATATTCTTAGACAGAGATCTTACAACGCCTTTTGATAGTAATGCTGCTTATTCTGAAGATCTTAAAATTGCATCTGAAAAGACATTTAGAGTCGAGGTGATAGATAGGGTAGAGCAGCTTGGTAAAGGTGTAATGTCAGCAGAGGCTCAAGAGTTACTTACTAGACCACCGAACGCGAACATGTCGGGTAAGATAGCTAACGAATATCTTAATAAGCGAAGAAGACTTGAATCATTTGTTCCTCAGCGACTTTCAACTCTAAACAATAGTGATGATAGGTGGAATTATGCAATTAGGTCACTCCTTCAAAAATTTGTAGGAGACAGATTTCAATCAGTTCCGAACGGTAATGTTCTTGTCTTGTTCCCTCAGGATTTAGATCGGCCCGCCGCTGATAGTAAAAGTCCTATAAACATTAACAGCCTCGCAACCATTGGAAAGAGAAACCAAGATATCATTTCTCTATATCGTAGTATTCTTTGGGAATATGGGATAGGTATTTCAACACTTGACCCTATAGATCCTGAAGCGATAACGGACCCCTCAGCAACAGCAACTTGGAGCAATCAAACCATTAAGCAGAATATCGCGAGGATCTTTAATGAGCTTAGACCCCTTATTGATAAAGAAAACCGACTCGGTGGTAGAAGTAAGTTATCGGCAGATGAACAAGCGACTGCTAAAAGACTTAGACAGGAACTGAAAGACGCTAGGACTAGGCAAGCCAGAGTTGATAGAGCTAACACCGGCCCCGCAGCAGGCTTCGTAGATAATCAAACTCTGGGCCGTCAAGTAAGAAAAGCCAAGCTGACTAACGGTGTGAAATTACTTTCGGAGGATCAACGACAGCAGATAGAAAAGGTGACGTTATATATCCTCAATGAGCTTAAGACAGACGATTCTGATGGTAATATCTTAGAGGTTCTCAGGCCAATATACAAATTCTTTAGAACTCTTAAATCTAAAACTGGTCAGTTCATTGATCCTGTGGTTTTCGAAGAGAATGATCTTAGAATCACGAAGTTACTATATGAGTATGGGATTATAGAAAGTGCAGACAGTTCGGTCGTCTTTGTGGGGGATTACAATCTCATACGAAGTTTAGTTTACAGTCAAAGTACTGAGCTACCTGCAAAGGCACAAGGGGCTACATTTAGCCTGAGTGAGGATCGAGATGTCTTGCAGAAAAAGTGGGCAGATTACAAGAAAGAAGCAGGTATTCTTTTCAGAGATCGTAGGGGTAGAAAAACAGGATTAACTTCTTCTTTTGGGGAGGCAATAGATTTCGGACCTTATCCTAAGTATTTGGATCTTGTGACGCCGGACACTATGGTCTTCATGCATAATTTTAAAAACTCAAATGTGCTTGATGTGAGCTTCGATAGTAGTCCTTACAAAGCAGAGCTTTTAACAATAGCAAATGAATCTACATACAACCTACTGGATCAAGCTATCGACGGTGATCAAGTCATTCTCGATCAAACTACTGATGTTGAAGAGATTAAGCAGTTTGTAGATGACTTAGTTGCAAATTCTATCAGAGGAGATAAGGAAGCCATACTGCCTGGGAATGTTTTAGAAAGTCTAAGAGGAGACGAAGTCTTTCTTAAGGTAGTTAAAGACAGTCCTAAAGTTTCTGAAATGAGATTAATAGACTTTTTAGATTTGATACTCTTTAAGAGTAAGCTCCGTGACACCACTGAGGATGTTTACAAGGACTTCGTTCCTGGTAAGGGAAACAAGCTTAGAGACGAAGCTGATATTATCAGGAGAGTTAATAAGTATGTTATCGAAGTTAACATAAAAACTCTTCCTTTCTTCAATACATCCTATTATTTAGAAAGGAATTGTATATTGATGGGAGCGCCAAACAAAATAATAGGGACAAATCGCTTTGCCGGTAGCTTGCCTCCTCCTTCTATATTTTCTAACAAATATAAGATATTTGGATACAAGCATGTAATAACTCCTACAGAGGCATACTCTCAGTTCACCCTGTTCCAAGATGGTTACAATCCAATAGCAAACCTGAATATAACAGTGGGTGAGTATTTTGAGGTTGAAACTGAGCAATTAAAGCCAGAGGAAGAGAAGAAGGATGGCGTGACAACCCCGCGCCAGCTACCCCCTAGATAATAAATAAGGTATTATAGATTATGTTTTATATTGGAGAAGTAGAATCGGTAATTGACTCAACAGAGAGTGGTGAGTTTATAGCTAAGTTTCCAAAGTTAGATAACAATAAACCTCAGCGAGTAACTTACACATCTCCTTTTTGCAAGGCGAATGCGGGTGGCTTTATAGCTGTCCCTGAGGTTGGAGATCAGATTATTGCTTTATATAATGAGAATCCCACAAGCAAAGAGAGGCCGTTATACTACCACTCAACTGTTATTAAAACTGATTTAGTAACGGGTAACCCGACCGTAAGAAAAGATTTCAAACCTTTAAGGAGTAACGATACCAAAGCTCAAATATATGGAGAGGAAGAGAAGCCCGTAACACAAACCTTTACTAATACTTTTGGTGCTGGTCTCTACATTCAGAGAGATTACTCGGACACTAAGATTAGTAATAATGTTACTTTAAAGGCTGAGAGTGGGGATGAGGTGAATGTTGGTTCTTTAGGCATTCAATTAACTACCTCTGAAGGTGACCATATTTGTCTAACTGGTGCTGAATCTAATGACACTCACTCAGGCAGAACCTTATCTATCGAAACAAGATCTCTTCAAGAATACAAATGCCTAAACTCTGATATTAGGCACAGGATTGTAGACGGAGGCGACTATCTCATAGAGAATAATTCTACGGGACTGTTTTCTATTTCCGGTAAGTGGTGGGGTAACATTCGCCTTAAGAGCAGATACAGAAATATCGACTTAGCAGCCCTTGCTCCTACTAGTAATGTAAATATAATTACTCAAGGCGCTAGGATACAGGTGGACGGCACGGGCGCAGTGAAGATTGAAACAATAGGCAGTATTGATTTTAACGCTGCTCAGGATATTAACATGACAGCAGGAGGAAGTGTAAACATAGTTGGTAATCTTGGGGCTCAGATCGGGTCTCAAACAGGAGCAGCACAAGTAAATGCTCCTACTGTATTTGTCAACAATCAAGCACTTGCGTTCAATGCAGGACCACCGGGTGTGGGAGTTCCTAGCGACTCAGGGGCTGCTTGCACCTCTACCCCAATAGAGGGTCAAGCTGCTATTCCCGCCGTGCCACCTGTAATAGTTCCTAATGATTACAACGACCCAATTGGAGCAGCATAATGGCATTTGACGCAAGGACATTCCTATCACAGGCATCTCAAGGCACTAGTGTAACACAGGCATTAGGAAGTTCTTTTGGAGTTCCTAGCTGTATGTTGGGGTTAGCTTCTGACGTATTGGGACTGATACCAACTCCAATCCTTATAGCTATGCGGCAGTCTATAGCTGCGGGCCGAACACTTGCAGACGCTGCTATAAAGAAGATAAACTCGTCTATTAGAGATCTTCTTGGCATATCATTATTCCCTGATCGTGATGGTTTCTTTGGATACTTTTCTGAATATTCTCGATTTGGGATAGATATTATTAGTGGAGTTACTGAAGTTTTAGGGACATTTATAGGGTTTGCGGCTGGTGCTGCTCAGGCAGCGAATGACCTTTCCAACAAATTCGCAGCGGCTAAAGAATGCATGGAGAGCTACAAAACTTTCCTAGATTATCAAAACGGTGCTGCCTCAAAACGTCGTGAGGAATTAGCCGCATTAGATCCTGTGGAAGCTGAGAATTTAATTCTCAATGACTTCTCAGTCAACCTTCAACAACAAGAAGCTGCCATTGAATTTGTAGAGGAATGTACCGCTCAATTACTCGCCATTGATGCGGAGTTATCTGCGCGTGCTCAAGACCCGACCAGGGATCCAGAGTTCGTTGCTGCTGAAGTTACTGAGTCTGTATTCCGTCTTGAGGCTGGTCCTCCAAAATCTAGGTCTGGTAAGTTTGTATTATCTGTTGATGGCCTTTACTATGACTCACAGGTTAGCGGTATAGAGCCTGCTCTTCTTGAGTTAGCTCAACGTGATGAGGATCTTAAGTTTGAAGAGGGTGGTTTCTACAACGGTGACCTTTGGAAGTTAGAGTTCGATCCGAGTCTTGGTGGTCGGGGTATTCCAACGACTACAAAGGATCTTAAGTATTACTTTAATAATATTCTTGATCCTAATATCTTAGACAATTCACCTGCGATTACAAAGTTCTATGATCAGGATGAACTTCTCCTAACACTTGAAGGTCAGAAGGATAGGAGAGTTTTTGATGTATCCTCTGAGCTTCAAGAGTTGATTGACGATGAAGCTTCGCAAGCTGTCATTGATAACATGCGCCAAGTTATGATTTCTGAGACTGCTCAGTTTCAGGATAGGATTAACAAGCGTAAAAAGCAAATAGAGTTGGCCGTTAAGGTTCCTGCCTTCTTAGGTAAAGGTCCACAATACACTTATGGGAATGTCCCAATCAATGACTTCTCTTACATGGCAGGTTCGAACTTCCTTTTAGATTTAGAAGCTCAGAGAAGTATTGTCCTTGATCAAGCTGATGTGACGGGTGTTGTTCTTCCATTGGAAGTTAAGTACACTGAAAAGATTGAAACCAATGATTCAGTATTCCTTGATCACATTTTACTTGCGAATGTAGCAAAGGGTGAGACTGTTGCGAGTCCTATTGAACCATCTGCTCAGAGCCTTCAAATCAATACTCGTATATCAGAAGATGGTTTGTTTGCTCTCTATAACTACCTGACAGTAGAGACTGAATCTGATCCATCTGGACCTAAGTTTGGTGTTCACAACTCTAGTAAGCTTGGAGTAGGGACTAACTCTCAGATGGTCGGAGTGGCCTCTAGCGTCTTCGATAAGGGCTTAGGCATACCTTTCCTTAGTGGAGTTGCTTTCCCGGCCTCAGGGTCGTCTGAGATCGAATCTATGGGAAGCTACGTCAAACTTCCTGAGACCAGGGAGTTTCAAGATTTCCTCTACAACACAGCGGGCGGCACATTTGAAACTTGGATTCATATGCCTGATTTAGATGGTGTTACTAACGGCTATAACCTTCACGATAATAGCACTCTTGGATTATACAGGCTTATACTTGCAAATGAGAACGTAGGTATCTCTGACTCTAGAAGTCCTCAGGCAGATATTAACAACATGCGGTTAGACTCTGGGACAGGATTAGTGAGGGGTGCCATCTTAGGGTTTACTAGAGATAGGAGATTTACTCTTGGCCTCGATCCTAGCAATAACGAAGTGGATAACTCTGTTGATGATCTTGTCTTAGTCCTTGCTCCGACACAGTCTTACGATTCTTCTAGTGCAGGCTTCATTGCCAACAGGCAAGTTAACTGTAATAAAGACTCGTATTACGGGATGGCAGTTCCTGTGTTTGAAACACTAAACGGTAAATCATTATCCTCTTGTGGAAATTCATTTGCTCAGTTGTCTGTAGCCATTGACCCACAAAAAGATCAGGTTAGAGTGTACCTTGATGGTGTTAAACTTTCTACATCGAGTTACCAAAACACTTTCGGAACCACACGCATAGGGGAGACATACAAGGCTCCTTCAATTAAACAAAACAATTCTTTTGAGTATTCTGGTGGCCCTTCACTCGATACTTATTTCACTCCCTGGATTCTCGGGGGTGGATATACTGACGGCTTCTCTGGCGGTAACTTCATGGGTGGTGAGTATGGTGGTAAGGTTAGTGGTCTTAGAGGTTACTTAGGTTGTACTAGATTCTATTCAAAGCCGCTTAGTGATGCTGAAGTACTAAATAACTATAAAGCAACTCAGAACTTCTTTGATAATGTTGAAGTTCCGAACTCACTTTGGGAACCTCTTGAAATACCATAATGCCTAAAATCAATCCAGATATCCCCGCCAATTCTGTTCAATACTTCTCTAATGCTAGGGGCGTTTATTACCTCCCTAGTATGAAGACTGAATGGGAGAAGTCTGGATATCTCCCAAGATTAGATTACGAAAGTGCCTTTAGCTTAATTAGTGCTGCGGTGGCTGACGGTAAAATTAATCTTTCGGAGGGCGTTTCTCTTTTACTTACTATGGCTAGGTTAGGTAAAGAGATATTCACAGGTGCCAACAGTGCTTCAATATGGCACTACTACAATGAAAGTGATCACGAAGACTCTGTAAAGAATCTTAAAAAGTTAGGAATCAATTGTGTTAGAACTCCATTAAGTTTCGCAGCTTATGAGCACGATCCTGACAATTATTTAAAAAATGTAAAAAGTTTTCTTGCTATCTGTGATCGTCATAAAATTAGAGTTCAGTTTATACTGTGGGATGCTGATTATAGTGACGCCACACTATACAGCGAAGATAAGAAATACACTGAACAAGAAGATTGGACGCAGCCTGATCTCGGTAGAGAGTTAGCCGTTGAGCATCCTAGAAATCCTTTCCTAGCTAGAGTTGGATCTTGGGGAGGAGCTAATAGTTTTGTACAAGCTTCGTCCACACCTTACTTAGAAGCGTTAGCAGAGTCTGTCTCTTCTTACCAGTCAATGTGGTGTTTTGATTTGTGTAATAAACCAGTGATGCCAACATATAAAAACTTAGTGTTATCGTCACACAACACTTTAAATCAAAGCTTATCTTCAACGGACATTAAGTATACTATTTCTTTTAAGAACGGTATCAACATATTCAACGACACAGGTTATTTGGACAATGGTAAAGGGATTGGACCTAGTGGGTCTTACGAAATTAGAGACATTCAAGATTTCTCCGGTATAATTGATTTTGTATCAGTGCCTTTCATTGCAAATAATGATTATGCTTTTAAGAGATACTTAAATGGAGCAATTAGTGGCGCAGCAGTAGGTGGTATATCTAAACCGTTTATGGTTTATGCAGCCTACGATCCTGAATTGGGTCAGAATTTTAATTCTACTGTAGATTTACTTAACTCAAGCTCAGTTGGGTATTTTAATGATATTGGTATTGTAGATAGTGTCTTTAGTTTTGGAAAGTCTAGAGAAAAGTTTGGAAATATCTATTGGGATGGTCAATATAAAGATTTAAATCTTGCAAGCTCTGTGCTCTCCGAAGCTTCCAGTGTTAATTGGTATAATAGAAAACAGTTAACGAAGTATGGTAGATTAAAAACTAAATCTACTGACCCAACAAATGTATCAGCAGGGTTTTTCTCAGGCGTTCCTGTAGAGTTAGAATCTTTTAAGGACAACGTTTATGTCTCTGCAAATAAAACTGATTGGGAGCACTTAAAAGATTTTTATGTTAACTCTGGAGATTCACTCAAGGCAGTTATAGGTAAGACTGGTGAAGGTTCTAAAACATTTAGAGCCCCTTATAGTTCTGAATACAATGACTCCGTTGAGTATAATTTAATGACCTCCTCTCTTCATAGGAATAATTTAGAAGAGAATCTAAGAATATTATACAACTTTGGAGACTACTTTCCTGCAATTTCCTCATACACTTTCTCTACAGGAGGCGATGAGTGGCAAGTTATAAATAAAACAATGACTATCAGGAATGAATTCCTAAAGTCATTATCTAAATTTATTATTGATTATGACTCAAACTCAGTTGGGTATGCCGAGTTAAGGAATAGTGTATACGACCCTAACCCGATACCTCACTATGAACGTGAAGAGTTAATAGATCTGATTAGCGATATAGATGATACTTATCGTTATGTGAAGAGAAATCCAACGACTAATGGCATCACTGATTTTTCTTCAACAAGGACTTATCAGTATGGGGATTCCATTTATGGAAGCGCCGATAGTGGTTCACATTTTTCAACCTATTACGATAACTTCTATTCTGAATTATGCGCTCAACTGAAAAAGTGTTTGATGTGGATTTATCGAGAAGGGGAGACGAACTCTAATTTTAAAATTGTTAGTGATTCTTTCCTTAATGAGATATCGTTTCAGTCGTCTTCGTTAAGTGCTGTTGAGGTTTATTCATCTGAAGTAAGTGGAAGTCCTGAATACATGCCAGGGAGCTTATCTTCTTTAAAGTCTCCTTACTTTGAAGTTGACGTTTATGATGCTGAGTCTTCAAGCTGGCTTTCTAGTTTTGTGTTTCAAGCCTCTGGAGTCGGGAACCCTAGACAGCTAACAGACGCAGTAAAGCCCGGAGGGATTTACGAAAGCCTTAGTGCTTACTGGTGCCCTCATGGTTCTCACCCCACTATGAACTTTACAACTTTTGGATTAAGTGGTTTAGCAAAAGTTAAGATACGTGCATTAGACGGTGGATTCCCTGCTAGTACATCTCTTTATGTATTCCCTAAGAGAAGTAATAAGACTAGATCTTTTACACACAACCCTACTGATGACACTTTTGAGGGAGAGGTTTACATTGGTGACAAGTTATGGCTGGAGTTTACTAATGATAATTTAGCTCCGAGCACTCCTTTATTCCTGTTTGGAGATCCGTTCAAACCTCCGATACCTGCTGGCCTTCAAAGCTACGCTGGGGAGAATAGGTTAGATCACCTAGAGATTGATCCTGACGCTGCCAATCCTCAAACTACACCTAACCTAACATCCAGCCCGTCAGACGCATATACTACAATTAATTGGGCATCCCCAGGGAACCCTACAGTATTTAGTAGTCTACAACCAGGAACTTACTTCGGCCCAGGTATTCACTATGTCAGTGCCGGACTACCTATATCATCTAACTCTACGTTCTACATAGACGCTAACGCATATATTATTGGTGGGTTTGATTGTGCTAGTGCTCACAACAGTAAGGTTATAGGTAGAGGAGTATTCTCCCCAGGCGAGCTATACCCTAGATCGTTCTTATTTGACCAAGACACTCAACAAGGTGTAAAGAGTTTATTTGAAGAAGCTCCGAGTTTCTACGGCCCTTTAGGAACGTCATGGTCATCCATGAATGAGTATGCTTCGACATATAGAAACAACATTGGACTTCCTAATATGACCCTGGAGGGAATCACTATAACTAATTGGGGATTTTTTGTAATAGGTAGAAATTTATTTGATACTTTCAATCACTGCAAAGCACTAATACCTTGGTCGTTTAATGCTGATGGCTTTAAGCCAGGAAGCTCAAAAACAGGAGATAGAATTAGCGTTAAGAACTCAGTTCATGTTTGTGGGGATGACCAGATTAATCCTTTTGGCAGTAATTGGAACAATGAAGTTTTATTCAGGAATAATATCTTAGGGTGTATGAGGACAACGCCCTTCTTCTCATTCACTAACAGCGCAAGTAGCGCGTATTGGAGTGTGGTAAAGGATACTGATGTTTTATGTTACAATGCCCCTCCTACAAAACCGAATCCTCTAACTAATTCGTTTGGAAGACAAGGCATATTTACATTCTATAGTTCTGAGAATGTATCTGATTCTTTCGTGAGGGGTAATGTTAATGCTCTAATTTCAGATGTTGATATACGTGGAGGTCAAGACCATCCCGTATATCACAGCATATTTAGATGGGGTAACATGTTAAGACCTGGAGGCCCAGCAGCATCTCAGATTCCTCCAGGCGGATTCTATGAAAATATTAATTTAACAAATATTAACATATCTCCTAGTGCTAACGAAGCTTCATCTCTCCAAATGTCTTCCTGTATTATTGGGTTGTCTGCTACAAGACTTAGCACTCAGCACCCCAATCAACCAACAAATAGACCTGAAGATATTACTATTACAAATATGAAAATTAATCAGAATCCTCCTACGTTTTTAACTAGTAATAACGTTGACGATTGGGTGGCTTGGTATGAACCCCTTAGTGGTACAAATAGTGTAACAGATCCAGACTCCGTAGATGGTTCTAGTGCAGGAATAGTATTCAAGACAACTTAAAATGGCTATCTCAAATAACGTTACAACTTACGGCACAGTAGCTCCTTCTGTAATTCAGAAAGCTACAGTATTAAAAGATCCAAGATTGCAAGGGCTTAACTACCCCATACCAAAAAACCCTAAGAATGGATATTTTAGTAAATCCACTAATTTAGATTTAGTTAAATCAAATCTTTCTTCTTTAATAAAGACTGAGAGAGGTGAGAGATTTATGAGGCCAGATTATGGTTGTAACCTTAGAAAGTTTTTAATGGAGCCCTTAGATGAGATTACTTTTTCCTTGATAAAAGAGGAGGTTGTAACATCAATACGTAGATACCTTAGCACAGTTTCAGTCGGAAAGATTCAAGTCTTTGAAACTAGAAGTGGTCAATTAAAGGTTAATCTTTACTGTTCTGTTAAGGATGCTATTTCCAGTGCCTTCAATATCGGAGTTAGAGTATAATGGTAGTTTTTTCAGGAACAGTTGATTCGGACTTTTTAAAGTTATTACCTTCAGAGCTTGATAATAAGCAAAAGCTTATTGATTATAGCGCCTCCGACTTTGAGACACTACGTCAAACATTAATTAAATATGTAAGAGCTAACTTCCCTTTAGACTACAACAACTTTGAAAGCTCAGACTTTGGTGTCCTCCTGTTAGAGATGATGGCAGCAGTTGGGCACATCCAGTCTAACAAATCTGATTATCTTGCTAATGAGAATTACATAGGAACAGCTAGAAGTCGTGATAGTGTTAAGAGGTTATTAGAGGTTATTGGCGTCAGATTAAAGGGTCCTATATCTGCTGCTGCTAATGCTTCAATCACTTATACAACTAATACTGAGGCAAGTCCTTCTTCTTTAACTGTTTCCGCAGCTAATCGAGTAGTTACCATTACTTCCCCTGAAGATGGGGGTACATTGACCTACACCCTGTATAAAGTTAACAGTAACGGGACTGTAGATCTTACTGATGCGAGTGAAGACTTAGATTTTAGTGTTAGCTCTTCGGGAGGGACGGTTACTGTTACAGACGCTGTGCTACTTGAAGGCGCTTTAGTTGTCGAGACAGGAACATTCGCGTCACCAGAAGCAATAAAAACAATAAATCTTTCTCAATTTCCTTATGTTGAGAAAAGTGCTCAGGTATACTTAACAGGAGATTCTACAACCGAAGGTATTTACAAAGAGGAAGATAATATTTATTTTGCATCCGGTCAGGGTGATAAAGTATTCCAGGTAACTACCGATGAGCAGTTTAGGGCTTCTATTTTGTTTGGTGACGACACGATTGGTAGATCTCCTTCAATAGGTGATAATTATGTTGTAACCTATCGTGTAGGTGGTGGTACACGAGGCAATATAGCAAATAGTGTTATTAATGCTCAATCTGAGGGCATTTCTCAAGGAGCAACTTCTGAGGAGGTGACTTTAACTATTGAGAATACTAGTCAGGCGACGGGTGGTCGAGACGCCGAGTCTGTGGCTCAAGCAAAAAGATATGCTCCGTTATACTTTAGAACTCAGAATCGTCTTGTAACCCTACAAGACTTTAAAGCATTCGCAAACTCTTTTGCTTCCAACTATGGATCTACTGGAAAAGCTACTGCGACAGTACGGAGAGCATTCTCATCTGCTAACATAATTGATTTGTTTGTGTTAGAGAGAGCTTCTGATAGTCAACTTAGGAGAGCGACTCAGGAATACAAGAGACAGCTTCTAGAGGCCATGGAGTCGAAGAAGATGTTAACCGATGAGGTTGTAGTTGTAGATGGTCTGATAAGGACTTTAGACCTTGTCGTCACTATAACATTAGATGAAAAGTTTAGGAGGAGTGAAGGCCAGCTTGTTCAGTCAGCCCGTAGATCTATTCTAAATTACATGAATATTGATAACACTGATTTCCAAGAGCCGTTTGTACCACAGGATTTAATTAGAGTTCTATTGAGTGACGAAACTAATATCAGGTATGCAGAAGTTACCAATGTTGATAAGCCCATTAAAGTTGGATTTAATGAGATAATTCAATTAAATAACTTAGCCATTCGAACAGAGTATGTATAATGTCCAGTAAGGCTTATTTAAGAAATCCTAACTTCTTTAAGAGAAATTACTTTAAGGCTTTAAAGTATATTCTCCCTGCATACCTTTATGAGGATGATATATCTGAAACTCCTAAAGAAGACGATTTAATTGATACAATTATTAACAGCCACATAGACATTGCTGATAACTTCTCGTCTATCCTAAACGTAAGCGCCGTAAGCAATTCTGCATTCAGTTCTATAAATACCTTAGAAGGCATAACTCCTTATTTTGTAAAACAAAATAACCTAACGAATATTACCACACAGAGTTTTGAAGATAACATTCTATCCTACTTTGACAAGAAGTTCAAAGACTTTGAAAACGAAACTCAATTTTCAACGTATGTTCAGGATACTGTTATTTCTGCTATTAATTTAAACAATCCTGATTCTTCTTTATTTTCTAGCATTGGCGATTCTTCTGCAATACATAATTATCTCATAGCGAACCTTTCGTGGATGTATTTCCTTAATACATCGGGTTCATCTTACGACCCTTCTTCTTATGTAAAAGATTTAATAGTTAAAAATCTCTACTCAGGAACTCCTGTAAATCTTAATGACGGTATTAAAGGGTTATCTGAGTATGTTTGGAGAAATAATTTAACTTCGTATTATCCTTCTGCCACATTTGCAAGTGGAACTCGATCTGACCTTAGCGGAACTCAGCAATTAGAAAAACTTAAAACATGGAATGATGTAATTTATTCTCCATTGTTCGCGGATGGTTCAGACTTTAGGGTAAAAGATAAGTTTGAAACATACATAGACAGCAATCTTAAGTCTTCTGAAAAAGTTGAAAGCGGTCCTTTTGCAAGGCTTATCAGGGCTTTATCATTCTTTGCGTTTGATATTAATAACGACACAGAAGAGATATCAACTCTCTATGATATTGATGATTGTCCTGATGATTATCTCCCATTAATAGCTCAGTTGATTGGGTGGGACTTATTCGGAAATGATCCTTCTAGATGGCGTCTTCAGCTTAGGAATGCTGTCTCTATTTACAAATCCGTAGGTACTAAAAAATCAGTTCAGAGCACTATTAATACTGTCTTCCCTAAAGATCAATTCCCTATTGAAGGTAGGATAACTGAGTTGTGGGAATCCTACATTCCTTATTTAATATACTATGCATTGGCAACAGAATCGGAATACTTCAAGAGCTTTCAAAGCTGGACTCCGAGTATAGCTTCAGAGATGGGGATCGAAAAGTACTCTACCTCCAGCATGGATGATAATATTCGTCTTGCGGTGGATAAGATTATTTTAGATACAGTCAGGCAATTCCCAGATCAATTCCCACTTACGGAGTGGTTAACAAATGAAGTCCCTGTCTTCAATTACAGAGGGAGAGAGTATCCAATTCCTCCCTTTGAGGAGTATCCTTACTACGTAAATACTGAACTAGGAGATCCCCAGATTACCTTCATAGCGGATCGCTTGGCTTGTTTTGGAGTCCGCCAGCAATTTGCCATAGACGTTAGCTCTTATATCACTTCTAATGCGATAACAGACGATGACGAACCAAGAACAGGTTCTTGGTTAATTTTTACTTCAGGCTATAACTCTCCTCCAAACTTAGATAATTTAATTAGAAATCTGAATGACAATAGATTCGATTACGCTTCGTTATGGTCCGGTAAGTCGTCTCACTTTAAACTAGTTCTACAGGCTAGCGAGTTTGATTTCACTAAGAATGGTTTAGATGAAATAGGTAATGGAGACGCTTTAGATTTTGTTGCTCAGTCTATCAACAAGATGGCTCCTGCACACTCCATACCTTTGGTATCTTTAGAGGTGTCGGGGCCTCCTGAAACTCTAAGTATTGAAGGTAGTTGTCTTCCCCATGTCTACCTGGATAGGGAGGAGATTGATGTTGCCGCTGGTAACAATACTTTTGCATCCGGCATATATCTTAACACTTATAAGAGAGGTATAAACACAGGAGGTAATGTAATTGGAAAGTCTGCTACTCAATCCTTAGTATCTCCTGAATTAGTTAACGTCTCTAGCATCGGTAGTGTTCCCAGGAATACGTCCAGAAGAAGGTCTTATGAAAAGATAATGCCTTTTAACGGCTACTACGACAGGACTGGCTTTAATATGCCTGTTGGGTTTGATATGGCTTCTGGGCTTAGTGGGATTCCATTAGGGTTGATACCTAGTTCATTAACATATGCTCCGGTTACAGATCATATTAATCTCCCTAGCATATGGTCTCAGTGTGAGAACCTAAGTTCAAACAATTCATATTATGAATATGATGTAAGCAATACTCAAGTTACAAGAGGTCTTAACGCTAACTTCCAGGCTAACACAGATAGGACAACGGATAGAGGTCAGCTTCCAGGCATTTATGCCGCTATGCATAGAGTTTCTGAAAGGGAGAAGTATTTGAGAGCAGAACTTCAGGTTGGTATTGATGCTCTTCAACAAGATTTAATTACTTTACAGAATTCTAATGCAGCAGCTAGCTCATTATCAGCTACCGAGGATAAAATAGTTTCTTGGACTAGCGGCGTTACCTTGTCCTATGCGACAAGTGCAACCAATGATGGGAGTGCCGGATATACTTTCCCAAACGGCACCAGTGATTACTACAACTTCGAATTCGGCAGAGATCTTCATAGGCTTTTCAACATCTATAAGGAAAGTTTCTACTGGCATCGTTTGAGTCCTGATATTCAAATGCAGGATGGAGCTAATATTTTCTCACACGCTTATGGTCCTTTATTATACAATCATGGCTTTGAAAATATCTTAGATGATACCTACGTTACAACGTCTCTAACGGATCCTGAGCGTCTAACTGTTACGGGCACTGCTTTCACAGGGGTTACCGCTTTCGTAGCCTCAGCAGCCAGCAGCATGTACCTAGACACGTTTGAGAGGGTAGCCTCTGGTATTGTAGATAACGTGGAGTTAGTGCTAACTTCTGGCACTGAGGACGATAGTTCTTTTTCTATTGTAAAAGTTCCTGGGACAGAAAGATCTCAATATGAAGATCCTTTCTTGTATGACAGAACGTTCATTATGATGAGGTCTGGTGTCGGTGCTGCTACAAGATTTAGATTCGACATTTCTAAATACTCCGCTCCCTCTAACCATCCAATATCTAATAACTTCTTGCTCCCTAACCATACTTACAGTTTAAACTTTGATTCGTTAATATCTAACGATGCTCGAACTATCTTTGGTGGTAGGAGTGTTAATGTTTGGATTCATACAAAGCCTGAAGATGGGAAGATGTGGTCATTTAACTCTGAGGGGGATTGGGTTCAACATACTCAATTACTTTCGAGGCAGGATGTTATTCAAAAATACTCGCATTCTAAGTTCTTACCTGTAGAAACTAGAGAGCCTCAGTTTAGCCCACCAACATCTAACGGGATAAATCTTACTTTTAGTAACAGGAACTTAGAGTGCATAGATCAGCTTACTAATCTTCCAAGTAACAGTAATGTTAGTCCGTCTCCTTTGATCGGTATAACCGAAGACGACTTTAAGAACTTCCAAGTCAATTTCGATACTCGGAACAGAGATATCAGGCTACCAAATAATTACTTAGAATCTTACGGTCAACTGCACCGTCAGGATCAAGAGTATGTGGTTGAAATCTTTACATCCCCAGGAGGTCAACCAGATACCTACATGATTCTTGATAAGGTTGAAATTCAAGACCTTACCATGAAGAGACTCTCTGAGATCTTTGCTGCTGGGACTAAGAGTGATCCTCTATGTGTTCTCGATGATCTCAAACGGGGTTGCTTAGAGTATCGTGTAGAGCTTACAAAGCAAGACTTGTTTGATATCTTTAAACACTTTAACAATATCGCAGGTAAGAATACTGCTACTGCATATGCTAGCCGAGACAAAGATAAGACTCAGACTATAATGGAATCTGAGGGTGGCTCTAGGATTGATTATCGTTACGTAAACGAATTAGCGGATATCGTTTATGTAACATTAAATCTCGGAATAAACACAATAACTTTTGATATATAATGCTACTAAAAGGGTTTGGAGATATACTGACAAGTGTAATGACGGTAAACCCGGCTCTGGCCGACTTACCGACAGCTAGCTCTATTCTAGATACCTCTAACTATACTTTTCAAGCGGTCACTTTTGGTAAAGATTCTCAAGGATTTACGAACCACTCTCACGTAGTATCCTCAACTCAATATGTTGATGGTGTGGAGGCTTCAGGTGCAAGCTCTTATGATTCTGGTATTTTCACAATCATAAATTATGGATCCAATCTTGCTAACGGTGCCTCTTCATACGTAACTTCAGCATACTATTTACAGTTTTCTTCAACCTATAACTCGGTACCAAATGATCCTTCACCTTTAGACGACAGGTTAGAACGTGGTTCCACAATATCTACGAACCTTTCTAATTACCAATATACTAGCGCGTTGCCTGATTTAGGGCATTACTCTAATCCTGCATTAGATAGCCAACTAAGTTCAATATGGAATAAGGTAGGAGGTTTCCCACCGTCAGATGCTAGTGATTATTACTTCTACGATAATACTAGCTCTTTCACCTTTAGTGGTCAGGTTAGCAGTTACTTTAACGCTAATGGGCTTATGGATAAAAATGGTTATTTAACTTTCAACCCTAAGTCTATTCAACCTGCTACTGCTCGCGGCACTGAGGCATCTGGGGGTGCTCTGCTAGTATCATCGACCTCTGTTCCTGTGTCCTCTGGTCGAGTATCTGTTTCGATTGTATTGCAAGACGGTGACGCTTGCACATTAGCAGCTTTTGGAGGGGTGAAGCACGTTGGCATTTACTGCCTAGATTTAGCTTCCTTATTGTCCTCTGGCTTATTACCTCCATATGATTGGGATGCACTAAATAATACTAGGAAATATAAACTGGTGGCTACAGTAACTACTTTAGATGACATTTTATTCCATAGGGACTTTGCTGCTCTTGGTTATTCTGGCTTCCAAACGGTGTTAAATCAAAACGTTGGAACCGGGTTTACCTATGGAGGCCCTAACATTAATTTAACTTTCGATTTTAAATGATTAAATCACTGACAAGTCAATTAGGTATAAAAGGACACTTAACGGTTCACAAGGTCGTTGATGGTCAGGAAGAGCTTGTGTATGACGAAGATAACGTCATTGTGTCTGGCTTTGGTTGGGCTTTAGCTCACCTTTATGGTAAGGTCGGGTCGGAAACAATCACAGACTATCAGATTGATAGGTTTAAGCTTGGTGTTAGTGGCGGCTCAGAACTTCAGGTTAGCAGCACGACAGACCTTTCAGGGGCTCTTAGTTCCTTAGCTAGCTATGTTGGGACGGGAGATAGTAATTTAGATGTCGTATCAGGTTATCGCTGGGCTAACGATGTAGCCACAACCACAGGTGAGTGGTTCGCTAAGATTCCTTTTAGTAAGGTTACTAAGGTAGATGACCGGACGGTCAGATACACCATATTTGTTGACGAGGATTCATGCAACAATCTTCCCAACGATGCAAGTTTAAATGAAATTGGATTGTTTATTAAGAATCCAAAAGCTAACGCTACCGAGACTTCTGTACTCGCAGCTTATAGATACTTTAGTAACATTAGAAAAACATCGGACTTTGCTCTAGTGTTCAGGTGGACAATCTCATTCGGATAACATGTTAAACCCAAGTGACGTATACGTATCAGGTGGATCTAACAACCTTTTAGCCTGCTGGACTGATAAGGTTACTAAGTATGATGCTAGCTCTTTCTACAATTGGGAACAGGATAACTTACCTCTTCACGATTTAGACGAGCGAACTCACCTTCTGTGGGAGAAGTTAGGACATCCTACATCTGCCCTTACGGGTATGTCCTTCATTGTGTCTGCTGATGCTACATCGTCATGTAATCCTCTCTTCTTTACAACATTAAGCTCTTGTATTGATGCGCTGCCTGAGGTTATTAATTGTCCTATCCTTATTGAGGTTGCAAGCTTTGGTAACCTTGGTGGTATTAATTTATCTAACAAATCTTTTGGACCTAATGGTGCTCTTGAGATCATCAATAGAAACAGTGCTTTTGCATACCCCAGGAGTCTTGACACTACCAGACAGCAATACACTAAGCTTGAGTACGACACTTCTTTTTCAGATTATGCTTTAGCTTCTGCTGTGTCGATTGCGGGTATTATTCCTAGAGCTAGTATTCTTAATAACCTTGCTGGTCCTAACCCTGCTACTGATCACGTTCTTTCTTACATGTATAAGAAGAATGATGATGGTAGTAAAATACGTGTAGCTTCAGGTGTAAATGTTGGAGATTGGCTTAATGATTCTAGATTTACTAATCCTTATGTCTTCGCCAAGAGAGGTGACGATCAAGTAAATAACAGACTCTCGGTTGGCTTAAGCAGTACTGCTACACCTTGGGATACCGCTGCCTCTGAGGTCAGTGGTACTGTTCGTCTTATTTTTGATGCTTTCGATAAAACTAATAACGACGCTATTTATGATGTGAGCACCCTTAACTACCTTAGCAATTCTGAGGAAGCTTGGGGAAACGCAGTTGATGAAGGTGCGAGTTACGATCCTGGGTATGGAGCCATGTCCTTCTCTTACTTTAACAGCTTAGACTATATTAAGATAAACGAATGTAATGGCCCCATCTACATCAGAAACTTTAATGTTGATGGTCAGCACACTATCGACAGGGGTATAGAGATTAGTAACTCTCAAGTTAATTTAGAGCGTTGTTCGGTCTCTAGATGCAACAAAGCAGGATTGTATGCCAGCAATTCGGAAGTTAATATTCTTAGAGGAATCGTTGCCTATAGAAATTACGAGGTAGTTGATTCTGTTAGAACAGGTGTTCCATTTGCTGAAAAGAGATTAGCCTATGATTCCCAAAGTTCTTATGGAGCGGGCATTTACGCAGATAATTCTACTATCAATTTCAAGTCAACATACGATAGAGACATTGAAAAGTCCCTACAGTCTTCTGGAAGTGTGTCCGAGTATAATGGTTTCCTGGTTGCACTGCGAGCAACCCTAGCTGGGAGTTCTATTCCATTGCCTTCTCAGGAGTCGTTAACTTGTTTCTCTAGGAATGATATCGGCATTCATGCTGTAAATTCTCTAATTACTGGAGGCAGAACAGAGCTTAATGGCTTTGCTACAGGAGGCGGAAATGCGAGGTGGTTTGACGCTACTCAAATATTCTCTGAGCTTAATACTGAAGCTGGGATCAGACTTGAAAATAGTGTTTTAGATTATGACGGAAGAGTTCTTCTAGACGGTAATTACTTCGGGTTGGATGCTATAAATTCTAATATTAAGTTTGATAGTTTTGCGGCTAGGTTCAATCAATCTACAGGTTTAAAACTTTCAAACTCTGATTTAGTATACAATAAGAATCTATACGCCAGCGTCTTACAAGCACTTCCTGCGAACGTAGAAAATTTCAAAGAGTCTCAAATTGCGTGCATCACTAACGGACAAGATATAGCTTGTGAAAACTCTACGATTAGACCTTTATACACAAGCTCGATGCCTAGCCTATTTAGCATGGTTTACACCAGCGGTTGCTTTGGGAAGGCAGACAATTCTGATAAACTTCTACCTTCTGTGTATTTAACGGGGGGCTCTAACGCAGACTTCGTACATGCTCACATGGTTAGGGATCCTGGTGCTGGCAATACCCTAACCTCTCAATACGGTCTCTTGGCACATGTTGAAGATCAATCTACCATGACGGTCAGAGGGTCTA